TAACTCCTTTGAGATGATGTGTTTTAGCAGATTCATTATACTTCAAAGGTGTGGTTACGCGATATTTATTTGTTCAAAAAGTTGTAAACTGCTGCTTGGTTATTCATATGGTATGGCGAGGTATTGGGTGTTTATTCCCGATGCTCACGGTGAAATGTATCTACAGGGACCTGTCATGGCAAAGGCCTGTTTCTATGAAGGTCGTCTGGTAAGCATTACGATTTTCATGAATGGCGGTTTTGAAGAACGAGTTCGACACATTTCGCGCCGTTATGGTACGCCCAGACGGTTTGAAGGGCTATATGTTTGGGAAGGCCCGTATACAACGATGTTACTCGGACAGGATGATAAAGGGATTACGCTGATGATGCTGAGTAATGTGTTGAAAAAAATTAGGATGTGAACTGCTTTTATATCGAAAAAATGTAAAATCATCCAGAAAAATAAGAAAGCGGCGTCCATTTCATTGTGAGTGGATGCCGCTTTTCTGTATTACATCAGTCATACGGCCCAGCCACTTCATCCGAACTGTCCTCTCCCTTTGTCAGCGGCCTGTACGGGCCGGATAAAAAGAAAACAGGGACGCGCATTGCCAGGAATGACAAGGGCAAGACGTATTATGTGCCGGCTGATATGACCTATGAGGACTGGAAAGCCGTGTATGTCGATAAGTCTAAAACGCTGGAAGAATGGCTGGAAGTTAAGAAAATGCTATAATAAAAGAAAAACTGACAAAAGTTTTAGTGACGGCAGGCATTAAGTTTGAAATAGTTCACTATCCGCCTAAACCGATTGTTAGTGCAGATCTTGCTTTTGATGATACGCATATTAATCAAGAGCGCCAGCATGGGGTTACGTTGCCTGTTGCGCAGGACATAATCGACACGGCACTGTTTTCGCTGACTGGTTGGAAAGGGCGAAGTGAAAGGTACTATGATGCTCGGAGCCGTTTACGTTTTAGATGGGTGTATACGAACTGCGTTTTTAGAAAATGAGTTTGACGATAAAATTAAGGAGGTGCTGAGAAAATGGAAGGCAATCAAATCCGATGCCCCGTAGCTGGGCGAATGATAGATGATGCAGAATGCTTTGATGTTTACATGGTTGTTGAGGAAGGCGCCCCGCTCTGGTCAGCACCGCAGGATATAGTCAATAAGCCAGATTTTAGGAAACAATGTTTAGCATGCCAGCATCATCATGACTAGATATACAAGATGGGAAAATAATCGCTTGAGGTGGAGGAGTTCGTACAATTCGCACGCCGATGGTATGACGGGGGAAACCCGAGAGACGCAGGAGAAGTGTACGCCTGCCAGGTGATTATTTTCTGCCCAGAATAGGAGGTCACCATGCATTTAGACTGGTACAACAAGGCTCCACGGAAGGCGGGGCCGCTTAAACAAGGTCATATTTTCAGCGTCTGAATAATCAGGCGCTTTTTTTATCACATCGGCCTGCCGTCAAAAAATCGTCAAAAATACGCGGCCAGCGGCCGTATGCGTAGGGGCCGGCCCGGGCAGCCTTTTTGGCAGCCGTCCTGCACCTCTCGATGGTCGGTACTTGATGGGCTGGGACGGCCCCTACGGTATCGCATGTAGGCGATGGGGAATAACACTGGCAGTCTGCCGCAAAAAATACACGGCCATTGGCTGAATTGTAGGGGCTTCCCGTGGGAAGCCCGCCAGAGATATTCGACCACAGCCCATTCGGGTATAATAACAGAATTTTACGATGGATACGAAAATGGCGATGTCGTCAGTTTGAGTATCTGCTGCCGCGTTGCGGCATCGGAGTCCGGGCGGCCTGTGGGCTGTGAACTGTGCTCTGTGTCCTCATTTTTCTAAATCTACTGGAAACAGTTGCAAAATAGGCGCTAATCACGGTATAATGTGGTATTGAACACATTTGGCCCATTATACCGCATGGTTAAGCCATTTTTGTTTAAAACGGCAAAAATTCGTCAAAAATTTCTACGCAAAAATTTTTTCAATCGACTGCGCGGCTTTCCGCCTCATGTCGTCTGTGTAATCCACGTAGACATTTAAAACAGTGGTGACTGTGTCACCGAGAAGCGCCGCTACGGTCTTGATGTCGGTGCCGTTGGCCAGCAGCATCGTTGCATAGGTGTGACGCAGGCTGTGAATGGATGCATCCGGGACGATTTTCTTGATATACCCATCGAGTGATTTATGCAACAATTTGTGTGGAAACAGCTGACCGTTTATTTGCCGAGGCTCTACATGGCGATACTCCAGCAGGATTTGCTGCAGCTTGGCCGGAATTGGGATGACGCGATGTCCGGCGGCTTTGTTTTTGATATTCATGATTCCACGTTTCCTGTGACCAATACGGCCATATTGCTTGGTAACACTAATTTGGCGCTCTTTTAGATCTACGTCGCTCCAGGTAAGCCCCATGATTTCGCCTAAGCGCATCCCCGTGTACCCGGCAATGGCACAAATGGTATAGTACTTTATCGGGCGGACCTTCATGCTTTCCATGAGCTGGTCGAATTCGTCCTGCGTCAGCGCCCGGATCTTGTGCCGACGGTTCAGCTTCCTGGGCTTCAAGTGGATGGCTGGGTTATCCTGCCGGAGATGGTAGGGCTCGACAGCGTGGGACAGGATCATCTTGAGGCAGGTTACATAGAGCTGGTAGCTGGCGTCAGCACACTGCCAGTTGCTCATCGCCTGCTGGATGTCCAGATAGGTGATCTTACGGACTGGCATGGTCAGAAGCTTCGGGCCGTAATTCTTCAGTGCGTAGCGATAGGCCAGGACGGAGTTATACGTCAGGTTGCGGCTGCGGAAAACGTATTCAGCAAATTCGGCCAGGGAGATGTCGACGAGCTCCGGCGCAATGGGCTGGCTCTTCATCGCATCGAGTACGTCGGCCAGCAGCTTTTCGCCGGCGGCTTTGGCCGCCTTCTTGGTGGCCAGGCCCTGGCGTGATTTCTGCTTCCATCGGCCCGCCTGGTCTTTGTACGACAAGATGACCTGCCAGCCGCGGTCTTTTTCGCGGTACGAAAAATGATAGGTTAAATCAGTCATAAAAATAACCTCCTTTGCGTAAAGGGAGGCTGATGTGATATACTGATAGCGTAAATCAGCCCCGTAGTCGTGTGTGTAGATTTACAGCGCCGTAGGTGTTCCAGCACCTGCGGCATATCCCGGTATCGTGTTCCAGCACGGTACCGGGATTTTTTATTAAACGAAAAATGCAATAAATGAATTAAATATACGATATTTGGCGATGGCCAAGCACTTTCTTATGATGTTTATTCTTTAAATTGAATATTACGATGCTGAAGCTATGCGACTATTTACGCAGGCAGATGCTTCATCTTCATGCTTTCGCGATACTGATCTGCACTTGGAATTTCAGTGAATTCAACGGTGCCATCGTAATTTTCTTTCACTACTTTTTCGATTTGTTTCAGTGGAACTTTAAAGAATTCGCGACGGGTATTTACCATATTCAGCTTTTTATCTTCAAATGCATGATGAAGCGCGGCTTCAAGCTTCGGTGCATCGTCGCTGAATATCATGGCATGAACATCAAAATTAAAAGGAACAGACGCATCCCCTAATTCATAGACACGTTCCATCGGATCTAAACGGCGAGTCATGCCAATCTTATAAATGTCCTTGCCGAAGGAGCCGATATTTGAAATGATGTAGACATAACCGGCTTTTTGATTTGATTCCCGATAGTCAATGTCTACCATATTTTTATTTACGTCAGATAGGTGTTCCTGCAACTCGGTGATTTTTTCCTGGAGAGCCGCTTTTTCTTCCGCATCTACAGTAACTTTTAACTGCTCTTGAGCCGTTTCCAACGCGTTCGAGTAATGGGCCTTTTCTTTGGCAATCTTCTTTTTTGCTTCCGCGATTTCTTTCTTCAGCTTGGCTTCTTCTCGAGCTTGTTCTCGGAGCTCTCTCTGATGCTCTTTTTCTTCCTGCTTCTTCAGTTGGTATTCGAGGGCTAAGTGCAGCTCATCAATCTTACAATTATAATATTCTGGGTTAATGGAAATATTCATGACGCGGCCAAGCTTGGTAATAGCTGTGTATGAGTTCGTGATTCTTTTTTTGCAAGAGTCGAAATTATTATATTTTACTTTCCCCGTTACATGCTCACATTCGCTGTTGAAAGCACGTAATAATAATTTTTGTGTATCTCGGACCATTTTCTTGCCTTCGGACTTGCTCCCGTTTACCGTCCAGTCAAGATTCCCGGTGGCCGCGGTTTTATTCTTTATCATTTCCTTTTGGTGGTCTCTGATTTCGTCTAATTTAAATTTATAGTTTTCCGAGTGGGCGAAATCATAAATCGGATGATAAAGAGCGAAATCTTGCATGAGCGCCTCTTCATCCATTTCGACTAGCTGGTTGGAAAGCTCTTCTTTTTTATGCTGAAGAGTTTGAATTTCAGTGTTTAGTTGGTCAGCAATCGCTTGTGCATCCTGGGTGGCTTTTTTCACGATTGCATCGATGATGTCTTTTTTATTTTTTATCTTTTCAGCTAACCCATCTAATTTTCGTTGAGAATCTTCCAGCTTTTGAGATGCTTGAGCATTGGCATCTTTAATGATTTTATCAATTTCTGATTCCTTGTTGACTATTTTTTTATCAAGCTCAACAATTTCAGCTTTTTTGCTTTCAACAAGTTCGTCGGCTTCTGTGGTAGCTTCAGAAATAATCTGCGCTTTCAATAATTCTTTGTTTGTAATATCTTCATTTAACTTTGCGAGTTTAGCTTCGGCATCACCGAACATATACTCATGCTTTTGAATGAAGCTGTCTAATTTTTCTTGTAACTGGTGATTTGTCTTTTTATTCTTTTTGCTTTTATATAGAAGCAGTGGAATAGCCAGCATGGCCGCAAAAGGAAAACATGAGCCAATAGCTATTACTAAACAAATTGTTACACTCTTTAAATACCAACTTTCTTTAACGGATGTATCCATAATATCCTCCTCTCGGTAATCTACCATGACCGGCGGCTTTCAATGACTTTGCCTAAAATTCGCACTGGCAGCTCTTCTATTTGCTGGTTGGAGTAGAAGTGGGGTTCATATACATCCGGATTGAAGCCGTAAAGCATGATGCCGCCGTTAACTTTTTTAACCTGCTTAATGGTGGCTTCGTCTCCGTTGACCAGGACAATTGCAATGTCTCCTGTTTCCACATCTTCCTGTTTTTTTACAATAACTACATCACCTTCCTCTAATTTTGGTAACATAGAATCCCCCTTGACTTGCAGTGCAAAAAATTCGCCTGTTGCAGCGAGCTCCGGGGTGATTTCTTCGTAGTCCAATATCTCCTGCACGGCCTCGATGGGTATGCCGGCCACGACGCGCCCCAGGACCGGGATGCGGACGCCGCGGCCTGTGGGGGAACTATCTTTCGGTGCTTCTTCCAAAAAATAGCTTTTCCCGACATGAAAATGATCAGCGATTTTTTGGATGATTCCCATTCTAGGCATAGATTTACAAAGAATCCACTTGCCAACGGTTGACTCGCTGACTCCAATGATTCTTGACAATTCTACTTGATTAATGTTTTCTCGTTGCATCATCTCTGATAATCTTTTGCTAAATAACTTTCTCATTTCTTCTTGTGATAATGGCATATAATCACTTCCTTAACGAATAATTTATGTTCTTATTATAGAATATTATTCTAATTTTTACAACAAAAAGTAGAATAATCTAGAAAATAACTCTTGACACTAGAATTATTTTCTAGTAAAATATGTACAGAAGTTAAGGAAAGGGGTGATATAAATGCCGGTACAAATTACATTAAGAGCCGCACGAGTTAATGCTGGTTTGACCATTATACAAGCCGCTAAGGCTATCGGGGTCGGTAAAGACAGGATTATCAAATGGGAAAAAAACTCTGGCTTGGTCAATCCTATTTACCAAAAGAAGATTTCCAAGGCGTATAAAATCCCCATTGATTGTATTTTTTTTGGATAATAACTAGAAAATAATTCTAGTAAAAGGAGGCAGCAGCATGACGAGCAAGGAAAAGGAACTTTTGAAATCCCGGTTTCAGCAACGCTGGGGTCAGGCCATCTGCGTACAGCAGCGGGCAAAGGAAGGCAAAAACGGCTGGAATAAAGAAGGCGCAGAGAGATTTGCCAATATCGCCTGCGTTTATATGTACGCCATCGTAGATGTCCTGGGAACCAGCATGAAGCAGAGCAGGGCAATGGACATTGTCCGCGGCTGGGCCGATGAAGTAGAAGAAAAACTCGGCGCATCGTTGGAATTATAAGGAAGGTGACAGCGATGGATCAGGAAAATAAAAAAGAGCCATGCTGGAACACGGCTCTTGGACATACGTGGAAAGAAATTGAAAGGATTAATGAAAGAACAGAACAGCTTACGGCAATAAACAAAAGATTGCTTGAATTAAATTGCTTAATTCTTCTCTTACACTTAGTAGTATTCCTATTACGCCAATAATAATAGCCGCATAATATGCTTTTTTAGCGTAATTAGCACTTTCTTTAGATGCTTTTAAGGATTCACGGGCAATTTTTTCACTTAAAATTGCCATTTCTTCTAAATGTTGTTCTTTTTGAAGCTCATACAATCTGTTTTCACCAGGGATATTCAAAATAAAAGTATCAGTGGGTTTGAACTCATACAGGTAAAAGAAATCTTCTGGAACTTCCTCAAATTGAAAATAGGTTGATCGAGGCAGATTGGGGCCAATTAAATTATAAGTTTCAAATTGGTTAGGCCCGACCTGTGGCTTGTCTATCAGGTAATAGCACATTGTAGGAGAATTCATCGCAGGGATTACGTCTTGAAAATCCTTATATGTGTTTTTGCCAGCGGCAATAGATAGAATCAAAGAATCAATTTCTTTATTCGTAAGATTAAACCGCTTTTTATTGTATGACTTCAATTTATCCTGAAAAATATTTTTTTGTTGCTGTATTACAGCATCTTGGTAAAACGGATTTTGCATTAAATTATTAATGCCAGGAGCGTATTGATTAAGATAATCTTTTAAGTCAGCCATAATATTCACCTCCCTTCAAAAGTAATTATAGCATGGGCGGTGGCACGAGAGGAGAAATGACACATGAAGCCGGTTATCTCAATCGCTGAATTGATGGAACGCTGGGGGCTTTGCCGTACCGCCATCACCAAAATGGAGCAGGATGGCCTGCTGAAGCGGCTCAAGCTCCCTGGGGTCAAGTACAGCATGAAAAATATCCTTGAGCTCGAAGGCATGGACTCATCTGATTGGATGCACAGCCCATTTGAATGGCGGCGGCTCCAAGATGAGCTGGCACGTACCCAGAAAGAGCTGGAACGGTGCCGGACCTTCATCAGCCAGCTGTCGGCGAATATGAGCCGATTTGAATACGAAGAAAGGAGAAAGTCGAATGAAGACCATGAAGATTTACGAACATGGGTTGACCAGGCCAAAGCGTAAGCCGCGTTTCCGGGCCGTCCGAAGTGCGATGGCCATCGTGGCCGCCTTGGGAGTCGGGCTGTACCTTGGCAGCACAACCCCCTGGTCCCAGGCCGAAACCGTTGCCAACGATACAGCCATCATCCACGTCGTCGACAAAGATGAAACGCTGTGGGAAATCGCTGGCCCTGTAGCAGACAAGACCGGCCAGGATATCCGGGAGGTCATCTACCAGATTCAGGTCAACAACGGCCTGGGACCGAACCCGACATTAAAGCCAGGCCAGCGTCTGGTCATCAGATACTAAAAAAATGGCTGCTGCCGGCAAACGCCGACAACAGCCACATACCAAAATACTCAAATTTATTATACCAGATGGAGGCTATTATGTCAGTAAAAATCAGACAGTTAGAAATTGAAAATGTGAAGCGCGTCAAGGCCGTTACGCTGACGCCAACGGAAAACGGTTTAACCGTCATCGGCGGCCGGAATGGCCAGGGCAAGACTTCTGTATTGGATGCCATTGCCTGGGCACTTGGCGGCAACAAACTCAAGCCGTCCGAATCGCAGCGTATTGGCAGTGCCGCTCCGCCGTCTATCCACATCGAACTCAGCAACGGCCTGGTAGTGGAACGCAAGGGTAAGTCTTCGGCCCTTCATGTCATCGACCCGTCAGGGCAGAAAGCCGGCCAGCAGCTCTTAGACAGCTTCATCGAAAAACTTGCCCTGAACCTGCCGAAATTCATGGATGCCCGGAACGATGAAAAGGCCGAAACGCTCTTACAGATTATCGGCGTCGGGGACCAGCTGGCCGTTTTAGACCGCCAGGAAAAGTCACTGTACAATCAGCGCCTGGAAGTCGGCCGGATCGCTGACCGCAAGAAGAAGCACGCGGAAGAACTGGCCTGGTATCCCGATGCGCCGGCAGAACCGGTCAGCGCGTCTGAACTCATCAAGCGACAGCAGGCCATCCTGGCCAAGAACGCCGACAATCAGCGCAAGCGGGATATGTTGGGAAAGTTAAAGGATCAGCTGACTTCCATCGATGTCGAGCTGGATGAGCTGGAAGCTAAGCGCAAAGCGCTCATCAATGAACGTACCGCCGTTTGGGCCGACATCAACAGTGCTGAAGCGGCATCGAAAAACTGGCAGGATGAAAGCACGGCCGAGCTGGAACAGGACATCGCCAATATTGACGCCATCAACACCAAGGTTCGGGCCAATGCCGAAAAGAACCGGGTCCAGGCCGAAGCCGATGAGCTGGCCGGCCAGTACGGCGACCTGACCCAGCAGATTGAATCCGTGAAAGAACAGCGGATGAAACTGCTGGATTCGGCAGACATGCCCCTGCCAGGGCTGTCGGTCCAAGATGGCGAGCTGACGTATAACGGACAGAAGTGGGACTGCATGAGCGGCGCAGAACAACTGCAGGTCGCTACGGCCATCGTCCGCAAGCTCAACCCGGACTGCGGCTTTGTCCTCATGGATAAGTTGGAACAGATGGACCCAGAAACCCTGGCTGCCTTCGGCCAATGGCTGGAAGGGGAAGGGCTACAGGTCATCGCTACCCGCGTCGGGACTGATGACACCTGCAGTATCATCATCGAAGATGGATACATCAAAGAAGGTCGCCCGCAAGAAGCCCCGCAGCCGGCGCCGAAAGCAGAAACACCGAAGTGGACGCCTGGTACATTTTAGAAAGGAGTAAATCATGAAGATCATCTCAGGGAAAATCATAAAGCCTCAGAAAGTCGTCATCTATGGCCCGGAAGGTATCGGCAAGTCAACGTTTGCCGCGCAATTCCCCAAGCCCCTGTTCATCGACACGGAAGGCAGCACGTCGCACCTCGAAGTAGACCGCCTGTCCAGGCCGACGTCCTGGCAGATGCTCAAGCAGTATATCAAGGACCTCAAGGGAGAAACGATGGGCTACCATACCCTGGTCATCGATACAGCGGACTGGGCTGAACGGCTCTGCGAAGAAGCTGTCTGCCAGTCCAATGGGAAGGTAGGCATTGAAGACTTTGGGTATGGCAAGGGCTACACCTACGTCAAAGAAGAATTTGGGCGGCTCTTAGACAGCTTGTCGGATTTAATTGACGCCGGCATGAATGTCGTCCTGACGGCTCACAGTATTATCCGCAAGTTCGAGCTCCCAGAAGAAACGGGGGCATACGACCGGTATGAGCTGAAATTGGGGCAAAAAGCCGGCAACCAGTGCGCCGCCCTGGCCAAAGAATGGGCGGACATGGTTCTCTTCGTGAATTACAAGGAAATCGTCATCACGACGAAGGACAACAAGAAAAAAGTCAGCGGCGGCAAGCGGGTCATGTATACGGCACACAATCCTTGCTGGGATGCAAAAAACCGGCACGGCCTGGCCGAAGAACTGCCTTTTGACTATCAGGAAATCGCGCACTGCATCCCGGTCATGAATACAGCACCGCCGCAGCCGCCCGTTTCTCCTGCAGTACCGCCGCAGCCGGCACCTGCTGAACCGGACCCAATTCCGGAGGCACCTGCCCCGCCCAAAGAATCGCCGAAGCCGCCTGTCCAGGCAGAAGCCAAACAGCCCGACGTCCAAGCGCCCGAAGCCATTCCCCAGGCCCTGGCGGACCTCATGGCAGCCAATAACGTTACGCCCCAGGACATTCAGCAGGCCGTAGCGTATAAAGGCTATTTCCCGGCAGACATGCCGATTGCAGATTATCCGGAAGACTTCGTCATGGGATGCCTGGTAGCGGCTTTTCCGCAGATGCTGCAGGTTATCAATCAGTTAAAGAAAGTTCCGTTTTAATGTTTTGATTAGGAGGTAATGACAATGACAGAAGAACGCGCATTTAGTTGGGATGATGAATTTACCGAAGTGGAAGACTCGTTTCAAATCGTCCCTCCCGGTGATTATGATTTTACCATCGTTGAATTCGAGCGGGCCCACTTCGACGGCAGCGACAAGATGCCGCCCTGCCCGATGGCCAAGCTGACATATGAAGTGCAGACGCCGGACGGCACGAAAGGGCACATCCGCCAGAATCTCTTCCTGCACTCCAAAAGCGAATGGCAGCTGACGAACTTCGCCTGCGCTGTCGGCATGATGCAGCGGGGCGATGGCCATTTCCGGATTGCCTGGAATCAGCTCATCGGAGCCACAGGCCGTATGCAGGTCAGTGTCCGCAAGTACAACGGGAAAGACTACAACGACGTGAAACGCTTCTACGACAAGACGGCAGCTCCCAAGGCTTCACAGCCACAGAGTCAGCCGGCACAGCGTCCCGCTTACACACAGGGGGCGTTCTAAATGAGCAGCGACGTCACGCTGCGTCCCTATCAGCAGGAGGCCGAACAGGCCGTCCTGCATGAATGGGACAGCGGCCATACCAAAACACTCTTGGTCCTTCCTACAGGGACCGGCAAAACCATTGTTTTCGCCAAAATCGCTGAGGACCGGGTCCGGGTCGGCGAACGGGTCCTTATCATGGCCCATCGCGGCGAACTGCTGGAGCAGGCCAGCGATAAGATTGAGAAAGCTACGGGGCTGAAAAGTGCCGTGGAAAAAGCCGAACAGACCTGCATCGGGTCCTGGCGGCGCATCGTCGTCGGCAGTGTCCAGACGCTGACACGGGAAAAGCGGCTGCATCAATTCGCAGCGGACTACTTCGACACAATCATCATCGACGAAGCCCATCACAGCGTCTCAGACAGCTATCAGCGCGTCTTACAGTACTTTGGCGATGCCAAGGTCTTAGGCGTCACGGCCACGCCGGACAGGGCCGATATGCGTAATTTGGGCGTATATTACAACAGCCTTGCCTATGAGTATAGTCTGGTGCAGGCCATCAAGGACGGATATTTGTGCCGTATCGTCGCCCAGACGATTCCACTGCAGATAGATATTTCAAGCGTCGGCTTTTCTGCCGGCGATTATAAAGTGGGCGAACTGGGGACGGCACTGGATCCATACCTGGAACAGATTGCCAAAGAGATGCAGACGTACTGCCGGGACCGGAAGACTGTCGTATTCCTGCCGCTCGTCGCAACGAGCCAGAAATTCTGTGACATCCTGAATGAAGCCGGCTTCCGGGCCGCCGAAGTCAATGGCAACAGCGAAGACCGGGCGCAGGTCCTGGCCGACTTCGATGCCGGTAAATACAACGTCCTCTGTAATTCCATGCTGCTGACGGAAGGCTGGGACTGCCCATCTGTAGACTGCGTCATTGTCCTGCGGGCTACAAAGAGCCGCAGCCTGTACAGTCAGATGGTTGGACGCGGTACGCGGCTCTTCCCAGGCAAGAAAGAAGTGCTGCTCCTCGACTTTTTGTGGAATACGGAAAAGCACGAGCTGTGCCGCCCGGCCTGCCTTATCGCCGAAACGGAAGACGTGGCCAAGAAGATGACGGAAAAACTCAACGAGTCTGGCGAGCCAACAGACCTGGAAGTCCTGGAAAAGGAAGCGGCAGAAGACGTCGTCGCTGACCGCGAAGCCGCCCTGGCAGAAAAGCTGGCAGCCATGAAGAAGCGCAAGCGGAAACTGGTAGATCCACTGCAGTTTGAAATGTCCATCCAGGCGCAAGACCTGGCAGATTACGTGCCGTCATTCGGCTGGGAAATGATGCCGGCATCGGACAAGCAGCTGAAGGCCCTGGAAAAGTTCGGCATCTTCCCCGATGAAATCGAAAATGCCGGCAAGGCCAAGCTGTTGCTGGACCGGCTCATCAAGCGCAAGGAACTGGGGCTTGCAACGGCCCGGCAAATCCGGCTGTTGGAGGCCCGCGGCTTCCGGCATGTCGGCACCTGGTCCTTTGCAGCGGCGTCTAAGCTCATCGGTCGTATTGCAGCCGCTGGCTGGCGGATGCCGGCCGGTATCATCCCGGCGACGTACCAGCCAGAATAAAGGAGGGCGGGCATATTGGAAAACATCAATCTCATACCCCTCCTGGACTATATTGACCCGTCGTTCTGTACCTATCAGGAGTGGGTAAATGTAGGCATGGCGTTAAAACTCGAAGGCTACAGCGTCGCCGACTGGGATACCTGGAGCCTTCGCGACGCCGGTCGGTATCATTCCGGCGAATGTGTCCGGAAGTGGAACACTTTTGACAATAACGCTACGTCTTTAGTCACCGGCGCTACGATTGTCGACATGGCAAAGCGGGGCGGCTGGACCTCATCAGCCGGCCCCGACATCGCCTATGACTGGGACGACATGATTCCCGAACGGGATGACCAGGTCGTCGTCGACAAAAACTGGGTCGAAGGTCGGGAGCTGGAAGCCCCCGGCGATAACTGGGACCCGGTCAAAGACCTCATCAAGTATCTTTCGACGCTGTTTGATAGTACCGACTACGTAGGATATGTAACGAGCTCCTGGGAAAAAGACGGGAAGTTCCTGCCGAATAAAGGGAACTATGGCCGCACCGCAGGGGAACTCATCGAAGAGCTGACGGTCTGTGACGGGGACCTGGGGGCCGTCCTGGGGGACTACAACCCCAAGGTCGGTGCCTGGATCCGGTTCAATCCGCTGGACGGCAAAGGCGTCCGTAACGAAAACGTGACGGACTTCCGCTTCGCCCTGGTCGAGTCCGACTCGATGGAGCTGGAAAAGCAGAACGAAATCATCCGACAGCTGGAATTGCCAGTTGCCTGCCTGGTCTACAGCGGCGGGAAAAGCGTTCATGCCATCGTCCACATCGATGCCGGCAACTATGAAGAATATCGGAAGCGCGTTGACTACCTCTATACCATCTGCCGCAAGAACGGCCTGGCCATCGACACGCAGAACCGGAACCCGTCCCGGTTGTCCCGGATGCCTGGCGTTATTCGGGATGGTAAGAAACAGTATCTCATCGACACCAACCTGGGGAAGGAAAATTTCGTAGAATGGCGCGAATGGATCGAGGCCGTCAACGACGACCTGCCGGAACCGGAAAGTCTGAAAGACGTATGGAACGACCTGCCGCCGCTATCGCCGTCACTTATTGAGGGCGTGCTGCGGAAAGGGCACAAGATGATGCTGGCAGGCCCCTCGAAAGCCGGCAAGTCCTTCGCCCTCATCGAGATGGCCATCGCCATCGCCGAAGGCCGGAAGTGGCTCAACTGGTACTGCTCCCAGGGGCGCGTCCTGTACGTCAACCTGGAACTGGACCGGCCGAGCTGTCTGCACCGCTTCAAGGACGTCTATGACGCCCTGGGATGGCCGGCCAACAACATTGCCAATATCGACATTTGGGAACTGCGCGGCAAATCCATCCCGATGGATAAGCTGGCGCCGAAGCTCATCCGCCGAGCGTCCAAGAAGAACTACACGGCCATCATCATCGACCCGATTTATAAGATCATCACTGGTGACGAAAACAGCGCCGACCAGATGGCCCACTTCTGCAATCAGTTCGACAAGGTCTGCACCGAGCTGAACTGCGCCGTCATCTACTGTCATCATCACAGCAAGGGCGCCCAGGGAAGCAAGCGGTCCATGGACCGGGCCAGCGGCTCCGGCGTCTTCGCCCGCGATGCCGACGCCCTGCTGGACATGATTCAACTGAACACGTCGGACCAGGTCGGCCTGCCTGGCACGGCCTGGCGCATCGAAGGGACGCTCCGAGAGTTCGAGCCCTTCAAGCCCTTGAACGTGTGGTTCGAGTATCCCATCCATCGCGTCGATGACAGCGGAGAGCTGGAAAGGCTCACGCCAGACTGCGACAAAGACCCGCGGCAGAAGGGACGGGAAACGCAACGTAAGCGAAAAGAAGCAAAAATGGCACAACTTGAAAGTGCTTATAATGCCTGCCTCATCAATGGAAAGGTTACGATTAGTGATTTGGCGGAGTACATGGGCATTGCTGAAAAAACAGTTCGTCGATATATTACTGAAATTCCTGAATTAGAAGTAAATAATAGTGAAGTCTTGAAAAAAGATTGAGACATCTGTACAGATGTCCTAATTGTCCGTGGTGTATATAACCGTATATTTATATGGACATTGGTACAGTTGTCCGCATAAATATAGGGACAAAAGGGACGGACATCCGTATATATATATAAATGTCCCTGTCCCTGTCCTTATGCATAAATCCGTGTGGGTCCTTGGGACAACAAATAGGGGAACAAGGGGGCTGAAAGTGCCCCTTGTCCCTATTCCTATTTGTGGTCCCTGAACCAGGACCATGCGGCGACGAAAGGAGTAGAAAAAATGAAATTGTCGGAAATGAATGAAGATGAATTAAGAGCGCTGGCTAAAAAGCGTTTCAAGAACGGCAGGCTAACGAAACAGGCACTGGAAGCACAACGTGAACTGTGGATACGTCATGATCGGCCCTTTACTAAGGATGTCCATGATATTGGCAACGGGGAAGATTTCATAAATTTGGACTATTATGATGGAAATATTTCGGATTAAGCGGAAGGAGAAATCACGATGACAGATAAAGACATGATTCATTTCTTCGTACCCATGCAGCGGATTCCGTCGGCGACGCATCAGATGAAGAAGCTCGTCGTCGGGCGTGATGGCAAGCCCCATACGTACGAGCCGCCGGCCGTCAAGGAAACGCGGGCCCTGTTCATGGCCAGCTTTGCGAAGTTCCGCCCGGACCAGCCTATCATGGGGCCCGTAGCCTTGACGACGAAATGGATGTACCCGCCGACGAAACTCCACCCGGAAGGGACCTGGAAGGCGACCAAGCCCGATACGGATAACCTGGTCAAGATGCTCAAGGACGTCCTGACGTCGCTGGGCTTCTGGCGGGATGATGCCCAGGTCGCGTCGGAATGTATCCAAAAGTTTTATGTTTCTCAATCTTTATCCGGCATCTACGTCCAAATCGAACCGCTGGACGACGATTAGGAGGTGCCTATGGGACGGAATGAAATGATTGCCCGGGCCCGGTCCGTGTTCCGTGAAGTCCTGGAAGCCATGGAAACCCCTCATGCCCAGCTCTTGCAGCGGGATCCGGACATCAAAGGGCTGGTTGAAAACATCGTGCAGCATGTGGAAAATGCCAGGAAGCCGGAAAACTGGCCCGTCGAGGAATATCCCGACGACTTCGAGAAATACCATCCGTCGGACCGGTGGCAATGGGCCTGGCTGCTTTTACAGGCGGCCTTCCTGGACAGCGACTTCGCGACGATCCTTTGTGCGCTGCGGGCCAATGGTTGCGAGCTGGTCAAGGATGACGACTATGGCTATGTCATCCGGCCCATCATCGGCGGTCATGGCTGGAATAGTATCGACCAGTATAACGAAACGAAGGAGCCGCTGAACGATTATGTGAATTTATTATTGCCTCTGCTGAAACGGTTGCGGGAAGAAGATCAGAAAGGTCATGTCGTTCCGCAGCGTGAACTGCAGCAGGGAAAGCTGGGAGGGAAAGGATGATAGAAATCAATCGGACGAAGGTCATTACGTGGAGGTTGATTGCAGGATACTGTATAGCGTTCTGGATTGCCTTCACGGTAGCACTTATTTATTGCTCACAGTAGGAGGGATTTACGATGGATGATAATTGGTATGTACCCGGGCCGGTACACTGCCGGCAGATGACAGAAGAAGAACGGCAGTTTTATCAGAAACAACGGCAAAAGCGACAATTTCCCTGGAGCTCGAAACAAGGCCAGCGTGATTTGAATGGCCATCAGTGGGGCAAGCATTGCCCGCCGGTATTACGGTTTAAACGAAAGGCAGGTCATGGACATGAAGATTAAAATCGATCTTGGCTCAATAAGCGTGAAGCCTATCAAAGTACCGCCAGATATTGGGAAACGTCTTGCTGCGGCTTTTGACCGTTGGTGGCGTGTAGTGCCAGGTGGAATGAAACGTTACTATGGCATGAAAGGCTGGCAGCGTTCCTGCCGGAATCATGCCGTAAAAAGCCGGGTCCGCCATGCAAAACGAAAAGCGGCCTGCGGGTATCGCTACAAAGGTGGTAAATAAAACGTTTTAGTTTCGCCGCTATGACATTTAGATTCTGTTTGCGGTAAATTACACATGGACGGGAGGAGTAAGGGCGTGGGACGCAAAAATAGACGACGAAAGAAAGAGCCGTCACACACGCCATGGACTCGCCGGCCGGAGTCCCAGGAAGTCCGGAGCCGCTGCGCATTCTGCGGGCGGCTTCTGGATGACGGGGACTTCTACTGGTTCCCGGACGAGTTCGGGCAGTTTGTGCGCAAGTGCAAGAACGAGCGGGATTGCTCCGCTCATCGTAAAGACGAAGCCGAAGAGGCGTTCCGTCGTGCTTTTAAAGGGAGGTAGTTCAATGTCAATCGTTCAAGGCCATAATGATTATGTCCTGATTATTACCAATTATCTGCTAAACTATGTTGCCTTTACGGACTACATCAAAGACATGGAAATGCGTATCGACGATATTACCTGGACACTCGATGAAGAGCCGGTCCCGAAAGTGCCGGCTTTGTCAGGTGCCGGCGGTTGTGGCGGCGGTGACGGGACGAGTCCGCAAGAATCGGACTACCTGCGTCATGAACAGCTCAAGGACGAACGGAAGCGACTGCAACAGAACGTCAAGTACATCAAGACACGCATGGACCGCCTGACGAAATGCTTCCACGAATTGGATGAAACGGATCAGAAGATTTTAGAGATCTACTACATCGACGGCGCGAAAAGCTGGGAATGGACGGCCAAGATGGTCAATGCCAGCACGTCGTTCTGCTTCAAGCACGGTAAAGACGCCTTGCAGGAACTGGCCAACCGTTACTTCGGACTGCGGGCCATGCCAATACAAACACGATTTGTTTTTATTGATTAGGTATTTTGTGGATAAATTGTGGATAACTTTTATTTGGGAAATATCCCGCGAATGAAAAAGGCGAAAAAGTGCGGTATAATGAAATCGTGAAAAGAGGGGCCGAAGGAATACAGCCTGATGGCGGTCATGCTGTGTTCCCGGCCCACACACTGTTGAGAAGAACTGCGCTGGAAGGTGGCCTCCCATCCGGCAAGGTTCTTTTTTTCATGCCTGAAAAGAGGATGGTGGTGAGCATGTAGTGAAGCTGACAGAGAAACAGAAGCGATTCATTGATTATTATATCGAGACCGGGAATGCCACGGAATCGGCACGGCGTGCTGGGTATTCTCCTAAAACAGCTGAGGCGATTGGACTGGAAAACCTAGGAAAACCTAGGATTAAAGCCGCAATCGATGCCAGGCTCAAAGCGCTGGAAGACAAGCGTATCGCGAAGGTCGACGAGGTCCTGAAGTTCCTGACGGCGACGCTGCGCGGTGAAGTCAAGGATGTTCAGATTGTCGTTGAGGGCACGGGTGATGGATGTAGTAAAGCCAGTCTGGTAGAAACGCGGGCGTCTGTCCGCGACCGCATCAAGGCGGCGGAAAATCTGCTGAAGCGATACCCATCCGATATGGATGCGAAAGAGCAGCAGCTAAAGCTGGCAAAGCTGGAACAGGAATTGAAAGACGCTGGGCAGGATGACGATAACGATGTCCAGATCATTGATGACATAGGAGCGGACCATGAAGACCATAAGACTGAGTAATATCATAGCGCCTCACTTCTGGGACTTGCATCAGGATATAAAGCGGCATGCCCATACCTATTATTGGCTGGAAGGCGGCCGTGGATCCACGAAGTCGTCGGACGTCAGTGTCGAGATTCCACAACTTATCATCAAGAATCCTGAATGTCATGCCGTTGTACTGCGAAAGATTGGTAATACCATCAAGAACAGCGTCTACCCTCAAATGCAGTGGGGCATTGATGCCTTGGGGTTGACGGACAAGTTCCGCTTCAAGACGTCTCCTCATGAGATTACGTACAAGAAGACCGGCCAGAAGATACTGTTCTTCGGCGTCGACGACCCGCAGAAAATCAAATCCATCAAACTGCCGTTCGGTTATGTCGGTATTTGTTGGATTGAGGAGCTGGACCAGTTCAGCGGTATGGAAGAAATCCGCAACCTTAACCAGTCACTGCTGCGCGGCGGCCCTATCTTCTGGGAGTTCTGTTCATTCAACCCGCCGAAGTCGCAAAACAACTGGGTCAACGAAGAAAAGCTCTTTGATGATCCAGACAGGCTAGTCCATCATTCGACATATCTTGGCGTACCCAGGGAATGGCTGGGAGACCGCTTCTTTGAAGACGCAGAGAAGCTCAAGGCACGCAATGAAACAGCCTATCGTCATGAGTACTTAGGCGAAGTTACAGGCACCGGCGGCGCTGTCTTCGAGAACGTTGAAGATATGGCCATGAGTGACGAACTTGTCGGAAATTTTGACAGGTTGTACTACGGGCTGGACTTCGGTTTTGCTGTGGATCCGCTGGCTTATGTTGCTATGTACTACGATGCGAAACGAGAAGATCTGTATATTTTCGATGAAATCTATCAGCAGAAACTGACGAACAGCCAGGCGGCTGGACGGATAGCACAGCGAACCGGCGACAGGCTGATTATTGCTGATAGTGCAGAACCGAAATCTATCAAAGAAATGAAAGATTACGGACTACATATCACAGGAGCTCGTAAAGGACCGGATAGCGTAGAACATGGAATCAAGTGGCTGCAGGACCGGGCGCACATTTATATCGATAAACGACGATGCCCGAACGCATTTCGTGAATTTATCAGTTATGAATACGAACGGAACCGGGAAGGGCAGTTCATCAGCGCCTACCCGGACAAAAACAACCATGCTATTGATGCAGTCCGATACGGCATGGGGCCGGCGATGCCGCGGGCTGGTATCCATATTTTGAGGTGATTACATGGATTTAGAGACAGCGAAAAAAGTAATCAAACGATATACGGCAGGGCATGGAGAGTTCCAGGCGCATGCTTGGACAGCTGAACGATATTATCGGGTACAGAATGATATCTTATTTCCTTCATCAAAAACGGAAAAGGAAGAAAAGGAAAACCCACTCCGCCATGCAGATAACCGGTTGCCACACAGTTTCTATAAGCTGCTGGTCAATCAGAAAGTAGCGTATATGTTTACGACCCCGCCTACATTTGATGTGAAGAATGATGACCAGAATCGGCTGATTACGCAGTCATTGGGAGATTATTACGAAAAACGTTGTAAGGATTTGGCCGTCAACGCTTCAAACGCAGGGATAGCATGGGTACATTACTGGATGGATAGCGAAAATGGATTTACCTGGGGCGTTGTTCCATCGGGCGAAGTAATCCCAATTTGGTCTCCTAAGCTGGACCATCAGCTTTTAGCAGTTCTCCGGATATATCGTGATTTCGATGACAACGGGGATGTATATGACGTATACGAATACTGGAATGATACAGAGTGCCAGGCCTTTCGCAAGCGGGCCAGTGATAACATTGCTACAGGACTGATGCCATGGCCATGCTTTACGGAATTTTATGATGCCGGTATATCGCCTGCAGCTAACCAGTTCATCCACCAGTTAGGAGATGTTCCTTTTATCCCATTCTGCAATAATAATCTGACAAGCAGTGATTTGGACGACGTAAAGCCGCTGATTGATGCATACGACAAAACTTACAGCGGATTTATGAATGACCTGGAAGATGTACAGGAAGTTATTTTCGTTCTCACGAACTATGGCAGTGAAGATTTGGCGCCTTTCCTGAAGAATCTGAAGTATTACAAGGCAATCAATATCGAAAATAATGGTAACGGAGACGCTTCCGGGGTTTCTACGCTGACTATTGAAATACCTGTCGAAGCGCGGGATAAAATGCTGGAACTTACCCGTAAATCTATTTTCGATATGGGACAAGGAATAGATCCTCAGCAGCAGGGACTGGATAAGACGTCCGGAGAAGCAATGAAATTCCTGTATGCTCTGTTGGAACTCAAAGCAGGAATGATGGAAACGGAATTCCGGTTAGGGTTCAACAAGCTGATACGGGCTATTTTACGTGTTCATGGACAGCAGTGCCAGAACATCATACAGACCTGGACTCGTACCAGTATCCGAAATGACGCGGAACTGGTTGATATGTGTAGTAAATCCAATGGTATCATCAGTCGTAAGACCATTCTCAAAAATCATCCTTTTGTCGAAAACGTGGATGATGAAGAAAAAGAGCTGGATGAGGAAGAAAAGAATCAAGCTGATAAAGACGATATCTATGGCGATTTGGACGGTAAGGGAGGTGATGGCGATGTATAAATGGCTCAAACGATATGCAGAGCAGTTCGGAGAGGATTTCCAGTTCAAGTCTGTTATGGACAAGACAGAATATGAAATCTGCCGGATTATTCAGGAATGTTGTGAAGGAAATACAAAGTATGGAGCATCTGGAACTAGTTCTACAGGAGTGACCGCGTAAATAAGCTTATATATCTTGGCGCGGGTCGGTAACCGCGGTAAAAACCGGAAAGGGGATATAAAATGACGATTGATGAATTAGTCCAGAAATTAGGCATTGCTGATGATAAAAAGGAAGAAGCTTCCCAAACACTTCATGATTATCTGGATGGGAACTATGTAACAAAATCTCGTTTCAATGAGGTCAACGAGGAAAAGAAGACCTTGAAGGCAACAGTTGCAGAAAGAGATAAGCAGCTGGAAACCCTGAAGAATAGCAAAGGTGATACAGAAGCCTTGAAAGCGCAAATTAAGCAGCTTCAGACGGAGAACAATCAGGCAAAAGAAAAGTATGAAGACCAGATGAAGAATCTGCGACTTACTACGGCCATTCAGCTGGCTATTGGCGATAGTGCGCAGGATGTGGGGATTGTTTCCGGGCTATTTGATAGGGATAAGCTCATCCTTGGTGAAGATGGAAAAGTCACCGGCCTTGATGAGCAGCTCAAGGCACTCAAAGAAAGTAAACCATTTTTGTTTAAAACAGCGCTTGGTAATCCGCCAAAATACAACCCTAATGGTGGCGGCGGAAACAATATGAATAATCCTTTCGCCAAAGAGACATTCAATATGACGGAACAGGGGAAGCTGTTGCGTGAAAATCCAGAACAAGCCAAAGCTCTTGCGGCGGCTGCTGGAGTCACACTTAATGTATAGGAGGTAATGAATCATGGCAGGAACAACCTTAACGGATGTCATTGTACCGGAGCTCTTCAATCCATATGTCATTCAGCGGACAATGGAAAAATCGGCGTTTTTCAGTAGCGGTATCATCACACGAAATGCGGCATTCGATGCATTAGCCAGCGAAGCGGCCCGTACACACAATATGCCTTTCTTCGAAGATCTTTCTGGTGATGCCCAGAATATCGTAGAAGGAAAGTCGATTGAATTCCAGAAAATTACATCCAACAAAGATGTATCGACAACTATCATGCGTCAGCAGAAATGGAGTGCTACCTCTCTTTCGGCAGCACTGGCTGGCAGCGACCCGATGCGGGCCATTGGGGATTTGGTTGCTGATTACTGGGCACGTCAGTATCAGAAAGAACTGATTAACATTTTAACTGGCGTTTTTGGAGCCGATACGATGACAGATCATGTGCTGGATATCTCTAAAAAGACCGGTAATGCTGCCAATATCAGTGCATCTGCTGTTATTGATACTCTGCAGCTTCTGGGTGACGCTCAGGATCAGCTGACAGCAGTTGTTATGCATTCCGCAACAAAAGCATATCTGAAGAAACAGAATCTTATTACGACAGAACGGGACAGCACTTCCGTCGAATTCGACACGTATCAGGGACGCCGCGTTATCGTTGATGATGGGTGCCCGGCCGCTGATGGCGTTTATACAACGTATTTCTTCGGATCGGGAGCTGTCGCTTATGGTGAAGGGAACCCGGTAGGTTTCGTGCAGACAGAAACGAAGCGTGACCCGGACCTGGGCGCCGGTATCAATATGCTTTATAACCGCCGCTGCTTCATCATGCATCCCCGTGGAATCGCATGGCAGAACGCCGTACGTGCCAACGTAGAATCGCCTTCCAGAGAAGAACTGGCAACGGCAACGAACTGGAAACGCGTATATGAACCGAAGGCCATCCGTATCGTAGCATTGAAGCATAAAGTAGGTTGATAAGGTCAGGTGATGGATGTGGACAGCGAAGAGTATTGGGCGCGGAGAGCCATAGAGCGGGAAAAAGAATGGCATAAGAAATGCCAGGAAACCCTTGAAAAGGAACTGGCCCGGTACTATCTTGCATCGCTGGGCCATATCCAGACCGATATAGCAGCACTGTATGGACGGTTTGCCAAAGATAATGCGCTGCCAATCGAAGAGGCACGCAAGCTGATTACAGGAAGAGAGTATCGGCAATGGCGGATGAGTATTGAGGAATACATCAGGAAGATAAAGGAAAACGGGGATAAAGGTCTTGAACGGGAACTGAATGTCCTGGCTATGCGCAGCCGTATCAGTCGTCTGGATAAGCTGTATAGCGAAACCTTGATGGAATTGGATGCATTGGGGCGCAAGGTATCTACGGACATGACGGATTTCCTCACTGATGCATACAAAGACAATTATTATCATGGGCTATTTGACATTGGGAAAGAAATTGGATTATCGGCTTCTTTTGCTAAAGTCAACCGTGATGATTTGACGCAGGTACTCCGTAATCGATGGAGCGGGATGAATTACAGTCAACGAATCTGGAAAAATCAGAGGCTTCTGGCACGGACACTGAAATCTGAGATGATGACAGCCGTTCACCGTGGAGAAAGCATAGATGCAATCTCTAAAAGAGTATCTCAGCGGATGGATACCGGCATCAGTAATGCCCGCCGGCTGGTCCGGACAGAGCTGAATTACGTTGAAAATCAGAGCGCCATGGACAGCATCAAAGAAGCGGGGATGAAGTATTACCGCTTCTCAGCGACGTTGGACCGCCGTACATCGACGACATGCCGGGAGCACGATGGCCATGTCTACGAACTGGACGAGTATCAGCCAGGCAGCACGGCGCCGCCGCTTCATCCGAACTGCCGTTCTACCATCAGCGGCAGTCTGTACGGACCAGGGAAGAAGAAAAACGGGACGCGGATTGCCAGGAATGATAAAGGCAAAACGTATTATGTGCCGGCTGACATGACGTATGCTGATTGGAAGTCTGTATATATCGATAAAAAGATTACTTTAAAGGAATGGGAAAATGGGCAATATCTTATAAGCATTCGTGATGCGTTCATGCAGAAAGCAAAACCAGGTGGCGGTGGGATAACCTATGACCAAGGCTATAGAAAGTCAAGGCACCAGGAAGAATTCCAAGTAGCAAATTGGCTTAAAGATAATTTTGGCGGAAACATACATCTTGTCAACGAGAAGACGAAATTCACAAAGAGCCCCGATTATCTTTGGAATGAAAAGAAGTGGGATTTAAAAACTGTCACTACGGTAAAGTCTGTGGATTCTGCCTTAAGACATGGAATAAAACAAATTGAGGATAATCCAGGCGGGATTATTTTGAATTTCCCAGATGATAACAGCACTTTACAACTTTTACGCTGCCTCGGAAGTTGATGAAGCTAGTTTACACAAGGCCTGAACTAAGTCCGTTGGATTTTTTGC